TCTGGGGTGACATCAGGAGCATCTGCCCAACAAATAAGTACCATTATGTCAGTAGGTGGCAATTCATCAGTCACGCTAATCCAAGTTGGAACTTTGGATTTCATGAAATCTACGGCTTTCTTCCACATTGCCCAACCACTATTTACACGATGGTAAATATCAAAAAGGTCTTCTTCACTTAGATCAGTTTTGACACCTTCAGCAATATCAAAACAGCCGCCATTCATATCAAATTCGAGTACATCTAAATGTTCGGGAATCCAATAATTTTCTTTAAAAATAGGCAATTGTTCAGCCCAAAATGCTTGTTTAGTTTTTAAATCGATCATTCATGCCACCATTCTATAAATACGTTTAACTTCATGATCCAGCTCATCCATTGCAGAACGACCTTCTTTGAAATATTTCAAAAGCATTAGCTTGTATCGCTCTTGAGCTGCTTTGTTCATCACACCTTCATTGCTTACTGAAAGGGTGGCTTTATTACCTTTAATCAAGTTCACGCCGAGCGGTGTACCTTTCCCGCGATACCCGGCATTTACGTTGAACACAATGAACTTTTCGAAAAGCCGCATTGGTAGCAGCTTTGGCTCGAAAAGAAACTCTGGAGTAGTTTGTTTCGACATTAGAAAGATTCCTCCAGTAAATAATCAGGTTCGTTTGATGCCGCATTTTCTAATTCAAAGCGGCGTTTCTTAACAAAATCCATGAGTCGTGATTGAATCTGTGGATCTCGTGCGGCCACATCTATTTCCAAAGCATTCAATGTTGTGATGTCTGGCGCGTTTTGGATCTGAACCATTAGTGATGGTGGTTCACTCTCTATAGGCTTTTCATCTGCAAGCTCAGTCAAACGCTTGTGAGTAGCTTTGAGTAAAGGATCCATTTGTTTATCTGACCATGTGCGGGTGTATCGATAAACAGCATTTACCTCAGCTGGTGTTTTAGACTCTTTTACTCGTTGCAGAAGGGTATCTAATGTCTTCTGATATTCTGGATCTACTTTAGGCTCGTTAGTTTCTGGAACTAACAGGTCCTCAGATGTGGTGACGTTAGTTTGTTCGGTAATAACAATTGTTGGTTGAGTTTCTGCAGAAATAACTTCACAAGGCTTTTCAGCTTTTGATTTTTTGCCTCTCTGTTTTTTAGGTTCCTCACCAAGACGAATAACACTTAATTCATTGTTGATTTCAAAACCGAGTGCTTTTGAAAAAGCTTTTAATTGAAGCTTGGCGTTTTCGGCATCACGCTGAACAAAACCACTATTAATAGATTCAATTAATGCGGTGGTTTTAAAATTCACGACGTAAATAGAAGGCGAATATGTACTGATTACAAAAACTTCCTGACCCTCTTCATATTCTTCAATAGTCAATGGTTTTGTGAAAGTAATCCCAGCCAGTTCAATAGTTTCAAGCTGAATACAAAACTCATAATTGGGTAGACCAAATACCGTTGCTGGCATTTGATCTAAGGTGCTGAATGACTTATCAGCTTTAAGTGTTCCATCACCAGCATAACGACAAAGTACTGTTTTACCTTTTTGAAGAGCTGCAAATGCTTCAGCTGCAGTTAGTAGAGTATTCATGCTGTCATCCCCGTTTTAGCTAATGTTTCAATGTCTTGTTTAACTGCTGGTAGTTTTGCTGCTTCAATTTGGATAAGGGCATCTATGCCGAAGTGTTCACAAACTGTTTTCACGTCTAGGCCGCGTTCAGCTATGAAGTTTTGAAGTTCATCTCTTTGTTGATCTGAGATACCGTTAAATTCTGGTGGACTAATCCAAGTGCCACGTTGTTTATCAAACGTGCAATTCAATGCTTTAGCTCTCATTAACATTGCTTGGCGCATGTTCTGGTAATACATGTGTTCTTTATCAAGCGACTCAGTTAATTGATTAAGGTCACCTGCATGCTCTGCTTCCTCACAGCTTTGTTTCCAGTTTTCTAGCTCTTCTTGGGCTTTAGCTGCTGCAAGTTGTGCAGGCGTTAAGGTGTTAATGTGATCTTTAGCTTGAGTAATCAGGTCAGCCAAGAAAGTAGGGTGTGCTTTAAGATCTGGTACCCACACTTCACCAGTTTCACCACCTAAAGCACCTGAGTTTTTCGCATGATGTGTAGGCGAAGGTTTGAAATTAATAACGCGGGCATTTTTACCTTCACCAGTAGTAACAGTTGTTAGATAACCCATGACATCTGCGATACGGTAAAGCTCGTTACGGTTTTTACCACCTAGATCTGGTCGGTAAATAATTTGATCACCGTTTTGATCTTCTGATGCGTGTGCAATGAAAACAACATCTTTACCTAAACTGATCAAAGTATTGATGTATTGCTTGAACGTTTGGTTCGCTAAACCTTGAGCTTTTAACTTTAAAGAACCATCTTTTTGACGGTTATTTGCCGTAAGTAACAGGTGGGTTTTAATGCATTCAAGCATTGCACCCACGGTATCAATGACTACGGTTTTATAGGGTGCTAAGTCCTGCGGCGTAAGGTTTGCAACATCACTCCATTGTTGAACCTGTACAACCGCACCTCGACGTAATTCACCAGTACGGTGAGCACCACGGTCAAAGTCAAAAGAAATTGCTTTTTCCGCAGTAAAGCCCATCGATGATTTACCTAAACCCGGATCAGCGTATAGGTACACAATAATTGCTTGAACCAATAAAGTTTGGTCAGCAGTAATAATCGGTAGAGCCATTTTATTATCCTCATCTAGAGCCGGTGAAGCCGCGTTTTTGCTTGTAAGCCTTGCGGTCATATGTAGGGATATTTGTTTCACGCAGTTTTATAGCGAGCTGCTTTCTGCGCTGAAAATCGATTTCTTGGGTGAGTTCATTCCAAACTTTTGGATAAGAAGTTTGGAACCTGAACACATTTAAAGGCGTCTTAACTCCGTCTTTAACTTTGTAAAGAACTGAGCCATTAGCATTAGATGCGTACACTTGCCAGCCAATACGAACAGAGTAGAGGCCAGTATTGTCACGGCCTAAATATGACTTGTAGCCGTCTGGGTGATGCTTAACTTTTTGCATGATTAAGCCTCCTCCATTAATGAAGAGTAAACGCTGTAAAACTTGCTCCAGTCTGGCGCGTCATAATCATCTTTCTCTTCGTTCCAATCACCTTGAAACAGATTCTCTGTTACGGATGTCATATGAAATCCGATAGCAGGTACATCAGGATTTGTGTCTAGGTAATCAGCAATTTCATTCCAATGGTTGACTCGGTTTGCTGTAAGAGGGAAGTCACTTAAAAAAGTCCGGATATCTGCAGATGCTCGTTGAAAATCTTTCTTTTCTATGTAGGCACGATCAAAAGTAATTAAATGAACTGCACGATGGACAGCAGGAATTTTTTTGTCTTTCCACAAAGGCCATAACTCATTCCCGCATACCATAAAGTTTGATTTGTTTAGGTATTTTTGAGCCATTACATCCCATATTACTGGCGCAGTACCCCATGCATTTCTAAGTTCAAATAATTCCTCAAACTTCTCATTTGGGTAAACGGCTAAAACAGTTGTATAGCTCATGATTAAGCCTCCTCGATCCAATGATTACGATCGATGTAGCCAACCAATAAAATATTTATGTTTTTATGGTCATCACGATTGGTGAAGTCATTCCAAGGGTTGCCGCGTAGGTCTGTTACTGACTCAATAGCTAGGTTAGTTATTTCTGCAGCAATAAAGTCTGATCCTGCTACGCCGTAACTATCTGCTATGCCGTCAAAATCGAAGCTCACGTTTAGTTTGAAGCCGTCAATGCGGATAACTGCTACACCAGTTTTTTCACCAGTCTGCTTGGCACCTAAAAGCTCGTATTCAGAAGCAACGACTTGCTCGCTTTCATATGAATAATTAGAAGGGACGCTTGAATTGGCAGTTCGATATTCACAAGAACCTAAGGCTACAAGTACAGTAATTGCTGTAACTCCAGTTACCTTGTGCTTGTTTGAAAAGGTTTTTACGTTCATAATTGATCTCGCTGTTTGCAAAGCACATCGGACCTGGGGAGGGGCGGTGTGCTTTTTTGTTGTCTGTGAGATAAATATTAGGTAAACCTAATTATTAAGTCAATAGGTATTCCTAATAAAATTAGAAATACCTAATTTTTGTGTTTTAATAGACAAAAGAAAACCCATCACAGGGATGGGTTGTTTGGAGTTTGTTATGATCGCTAGGAATAAAAGAAACAGTTGTTGTGCACGCCTAGATATTTGGGATGAATCTCCAATAATTTTAGAAGGCGAGCTAAAGCTGATTGTGCTAGAAGCGCTATATGCTGGTGAATTAGATTTAGAGTGGAGACGCGAGTTCTTTTCAGATGCCATTGAAAAGTTAGAAAAACTAGCAGGTCACCACCCAACTCCTAAGCGTGCTTCTTAAGTGTAATTTCTGAGCGGAAGTTTCTATTTGACTTAATGTTATCAAGATAAAATTGGTCTTTGTCTGTTGATGATATGAATTTATTTATCGTATCCCTATCCATCATTGTATAGCAGATCCTATCACTGTTTTTAAGATCAATTTCAAGAGCATGATCGTTTAAGACAATATAGAAATTAATTAGTTCAGAATTAATATTTACAATTTTACTCACGTGAAATACTCCTCCCGATATGTTTTTAAAGGATCGTGTCGGGTCACGATAGGTAAGTTTATGAAATTAGAAAATATAGTAATTATTGAAAACAGACTTTTCCAAAACTCAACTCAAATTTACTTTGAAAATTTTCCATTTGATGGTGATGAGTTTTATGTGCCAGTTGGTGATTACACTAAGCCAATTGGTTTCCTAAAGTTTAAGCAAATTGCTAAGCCAGGCTGCTTTGAATTATCCGAATTAGTGTCCCTAGATTATCCCAGCCCAAATCCACAATTTTCGTTGTCAGGTGTTTTATACTCTCGCCAGAAAGCGATCGAAGCCCATCAATCAATTTGCGCTTATCAGCAGGCGGTAAATCGGTTGCCATGATTTTTGATTCTAATAAAGTTTTAAATTGGTCTGCTTCGAATTTTATTGTCACCACTCCAAATATTGCAGATAAACCTCCATCATTAGCCATGAAATCTGCACCCTTTTGGGTTAAGCGAGTATACCCAAGTGTGAATGTTGAGTTTTGTATTGCTCCAAAGCCAAGCTGAAGAAATATACTTTTAGGCTCTAATAATTCATGGGATTGTAGATAATATAAATTTGCAAATACCTTCTTCCTAGATTCGTCTTCAAGTTGGTACACTTCATGTGAAAAATCATAAGCTAAAGGGTAGGTTGAAGCCATTTTTTTCATCAACTCCAATTGCAAAACTCTATCAAGCAACATGAATTTCTCCAAACATATGTTATTCTCAATTTATCAATTATCTTGTGATATTGGTGGGCGCAAAGGCTAATGCTGCCAACATTAGTCAATCCAAGACCTTCCTAACCTTGGATGGAAAGACCGACTTATCATCGGTCTTTTTTTATTATTTAATTTTCTGTCCAAGCTTTCCTTATTTTACCAACTGCACTACTTGTTCATTTGTAAGGACTGGAATAAAGACTTTATCACCAATGTCCTTTGAGAGGATCTTCACTTCTTCGGCTGTTAGCACCAAAGCTTCACCATGTTTCGCAGCATCATTGATGCGAGCAATAATCTGGTTGATTGGTCGTTTTGAATTGTCCATAAGTCTTCCTGTGATTAATGCGAATAAGGATGTTCTTGTCTGTGCTGACTTGGTGGTACGATGTCAGTAATAGCTGTAATGCTTTCTACCTCATCCATTTCAAAGAAAAATCGCTCACCACCATTCACAGAAAGCAAACTTAAAAACCCACCATTGATGCCGACAAATTCTTTAATTGTGCATCTTCCATCCTTCAAGCACACTTGAACAAACTCAT